TACTACCTAATAAGGTAAAAGTTGTACCATCGTACTTATAAAGTTCTGCATAAGTGGTAGGGTTTCCTGTATTGTTGTTTACACTAAAATAAAACTCACAATTAAAGTTACCGCCAGGCACTAAGACTACATCTGGGTCATTGACATCAGTAATGTAATTCGCTACATAACCATTAGCAGAAATAGTAATATCAGTTCCAGCACCAGTAATTGGGTCTTTACTTAATTCTCTATAAGCAACCCCACCTATTGTACCTTGTGAAACACTTGAATTAAGATAATAACTAACTGAACTTCCGCCACCACTTGATGTTGGAAAGTCAGCTAATGTACCATCCCCTCGTACATATTGAGAAGCAGCACCATCTAAAGCGGTTATTACCCCACTATTAGCCACTACTGGACCTTGTATATCCCTTATCTTTGCTTCCCCTGTTACCTGTAACTGTGCACTCATTTATATCTATTTTAACTATTTGAAAATTGCTCTTACGAACTCATCAGCCTCTAATGCCCTTGCAAAGGTAAGAACTCCTGTAGATGAATTAAATACCACATTTTCACCTGTAGGAATGCCTGAAATACTTATTGATCTAACCTCCATTCCACCTCTTGTAACTGATAAACAAGTAGAACCAATCTGAGTTGAGAAAGTGATTGTTGTTTCACCACCAAATGCAGTATATTGTTGCATAGTTACATTAGAGCTTTCTATTACTACTCCTGTAGGTGTAACTTGTGTACCTGTAACTGAGTAAGGACCTGTGCCTTGTAAAGTCACACTATAGGTAGATGCACCTTCAACTGGACCACTCATATCTAAATTAACAATATTAGCAAGACCTGTAAAGACGCTATAACCTAAAGTACCTGAACCAGTACCATTATCGTTATCTATTTGAAACTTAACTATGATTTGTTCCTTAGTTTGTAGCTTATTAAGCAAGAATAAGTAAGAATAGTCGCTAAGGGCTATAAAACCATCAGCAGAGATATTCCAGCTAATCTGAGAGCCTAAGAACTCTTTATATGATTCACTATTTGTAGTAGTTACCTCTACCTGATCTACACTTGTACTAAAAGTACAGTTAGTAGACGCACCAAATGGCACACCTACTGAAATATTAGTTGTAGTTATACCAGGATTAGTTGACTGAGTATATAAAGTTATCTGATTAGTTGTAGTACCTAAGTAATTTACCTCTATAATGATTCTATCTGTAATAGCTAAGACAGTATTAGTTACTGTCATATTAGTATTATATACAATCTTACTTAAAGATGTTAGCGTAGTTTCATCTGAAGTAGCCAATAAGGTAGCTGTTCCACTAGCATATTTATATAGCTTATATTGAACTTTAGCACCTGCAAACGCAGTAGCAATAGAATAATAAGCTGAGATGCTCCATGTACCAGCAGCTATTTCTGTAATACTAGGATCACTAGCATCTGTTATAAAAGAAGCTATTACTCCTGCTCCTGTTTTGTTAAAGTTAGTAGAAGTACCAATAATGTCTTCAGTACTTAATTCTTTACAAGCAAAACCATTTACGGTTATCCCTTGATTAACAGAACCATTAAAATAATATTGTTTGTTTGAATCGTATTTGTATAATACTATATTAGTTCCATTTATTACTGATGCCATTATTTCCTAGTATTTAAGTTTTTGAATATATCTATTTCTATAGTTGTGCCATTGTAGTTAATCTTCTTTAGTACTGAATCTTGTACTCCTTGTTTTAAATCCCATTTAAAGGACTTTAATAAGTATGTATAAGTATTAGCACCGTCAAAAGAATATGTAAACTTGCTATCTAACCAGTATCCTATGCTTTTAAACTGACCTTCTATTACTGTTTGAGTCTTTACTTGGTCGATACCAATGTCCTCAGCAACTAATGTAAATAACTCTTTTATGCCTGATGTATTTCTTCCAAATTGATTAGCAAATCCACTATTGTTACTTGTAGTATACATACCTACATAAGAAGAAGCTGCAACATCTTTAGGCTCATTTGCAACCCTAGCAACAGAATCAGTATTCTTAAATATATCATTATACATAAACCCTAGAGAGAAGTTTTCTCCCTCTTCAGGCTTAAATTGAGAATCTATGCTACCAATCTCTCTATAAGAGTCATAATTATAAATTTGAGATACAGGACCTACATTCTGAACTAAGAAATAATAAAGTTCTAAAAATGGATCTACACCTGTTTCTAATGGTCTATAAATTATGAAGTCAATAGAACCATCAATAGGCACTAATACTTGCTTAGGGAATCCTACAGGATAATCATTAAGATATACTGTAGTTGTAGTAAATTCACCACTATTATTAAGATATTGTGCAGCAGAGTTATCGGAAGGTATAATCCTAACCCAATATCTAGCAGTACAGTTAAATTTATAATCTAACCATCTTACATTTAAATAATCACCAGCTTTTACATCATTACCAAAAGACCTAACTGCCCTATTGGTTTCACCTGCTGTTGTAGTAGTATCAGTTGTAAATAACCCACCATTTGTAGGGCTATATTTAGAAACTACCATTCCTGTTTCAAGCCAAGCATCCACATTGTTAGTACCTGACCAAGACAAAAACCAACCATTAGCAACAAGTTGTTTTACATTATAAATTGGGCTAAACTGAGTATAAGACTTTTGAGCTCTATTAAAGCTTACCATTAATGATTGCCCTATTTGCTTAAAGTTATCAGTTGCATCTATAGCAACCGAAATAGTATTATCTACTGTTTGTGTAGATTGGTAAACACCTGAACTATTATAAACATAATAAGCTATGCTCGTTTCTCTAGTCAAAGCACCATAACAAGTTAAATACCATTTATCTTCCTTATAAAAGCACTCCCAACCAAATCTATTGCATATATATTCCAATATGTCATAGTAGTTTAAATACTCTCCATATTGCTCCATTAAGTAGTTCTTCTTTAGGTACATATTTTCGATGTTCCTAGAGTCTAGATTTGCTGTTTTATAGTATTCGTTAATCCAAACATCAAAAGTAAATTCAGTCTTAGAGAAACAGTCAATAATTAAGTCCTTTAAACTTACTTGATCTTCTGAATTAAAACCAATACCATTTGTTAGATTAAAGTAGTATTTTTTATTTTTAGTCCTAGCTAAACCATCAACAAACGATAATGACAAACTATTAAGGTTTACAGGAGAATATTGTACGCTATCTACAGGTATAAAAAACCCTCTCCATATTACAGTACCCCATGTGTAAGAACCATTATAAGTTCCTTTTGTAACAACTATCATGTAGTCATTATCATCAGCAGTAAAGAAATCTTGTAATAACTCAGCATAATTAGTGCTTTGAAATTCGTTCTTTACTATATTTAAAGTTGCCCTTGTGGCAAGTAATGGCGTATAGGCATTACCATCTGTATCTATAGTTTCTATGATAAAAGGGCTATTAGATGCAGTTAATGGGTATACAGTTGCACTAGAATAGCCGTCTTTGTAAATCTGAGCCCTATAGGTGACGTTTGTATCACCAGGCTTGGCATATACATCATCAAATATAATCTCGTATTTTGGGTTTATAAATGCCATTAGAAAGTATTATTATTTGTTCTACCTGCTTTATTCATTAATATTAATAAATCGTTACCGCTTATTCTAGCTTCTAAAGTTCCTCCACCCGAATCACCAATAAGTGATTTAAGCTTATCTAAAGGAGCTACAACCTCAGGGTTTCTACTTGCACCAGGATATTCTCCCATTAAGCCTAACGTTGGTCCTGATATGATACCTCCATCAGCAAATTCCTTAGGACCTGTAGTGCTTCTTTTCTTGTTTATTTGACCTTTTAGAGCAAATCCTGCCGCAACTGCTGCGATACCTAAAATTAATCCACCTTTTACATTTCCACTTTCTATAGCCTTTTTAGCAGCTTGAACAAGAGATGAATATAATATCAATGCTTTACCTATTGAAATTAAAGCATCAGCTAAGATAGTGCCTAATGTTCCAAGATTAAATTTACCAGTAGTAACTAATTCACCTAAGCTTTCGCCAATTCCCTCAAAAGTTGATTGAAGAGTATTTCTTAATATTTCATCTATTGAGGTTGATAAATCACCAAGACCTGTTAAAGCACCTTGAAGTCTTAAAATCGCAGCATTTATTGCATCTAAAGCTTTTACGTTTCCATGAGCAAACAATTTTGCAATTTCTAATTGCTTAATTTTATTTTTAGTATCCTCTTGCTGGAAAGCAACATTATTCCTATGTAGTCTTAATTCAGCCTTTAATTGCAAATCAAGAGTTTTAATATAATTAGTTGTATAATCATATTGGTCTTTTAACTTTTTATCTTCATAAGATTTAGTTAATTGCTTTTGCATTTCTTCACTTTGCTGTCTAATAGCAAATTTTTTATCTTCAATGCTTTTTCTAAAGTTTATCTCTTTCTGTTCGTAGGTTTGTTGTATAATAAATAATTCATCAACAGAAGCTTTTTTTATTATAGCATCCATTAATGCAGCATTTTTCTGCAAATCATTTAAATTTTTGAAGTAAAATTCTGCTTGAAATATACTATCCTTATAATAATTAAATTGTTCTTGAGCTAATTCTTCTAAATAATTATTAGTTGAAGGTTTTTCAGCCTTAGTTGTTTTTGTTTGTTCAATTTTACCAAATTCTGCACTTAATTTTGTTGCTTCAAGTAATGATTTAGAATACTTATCAGTTAAAGTAATTAGTTCTTGAGCATTTGCAGCTTTTTGAGCTTCTAATTTAGCAATTTCTCCTTCAACAACTCTTCTATCATACATAACATCAACAACATCTCTAGATGCTAATGTTTGTTTGCCAGTATATTCTAATAGTAAAGCATAACTCTGCTCTTTCTTTTTGTCAATCTGAGCTTGTATTTTATCAGTTTTAACTATATTGTTGGCAACTTGATCTGAATACTTTTGAGCTACAGCCATGTGTATTAAACTCTGAATATAACCATCAACACTTTTCTTAACCTTTTCGGTATTAATATTAGCAAGAGTTAGTTTTTGATTATGCTCTCCATATAACTCATTCGCTTTTTTTAATGCCTCATTTCTTACATTATCTGTTAATGTTGCATTGTTCGCTATATCTATATAAGCTTTTAACAATATACCTTGCTGTCTTCCAGATTGTGTGCTTTGTAAAATCTCATCATTTAAACTAGCTTGTTCTTCTTTAAGCTTTTTAGCAGCAGAAGCAGCTTGTCTAGTCTTTTCATCCCATATAGTTAATGCAGCAATAACCGCAGATATACCTAAGTAAATAGGACCTGTAACAGCAGCAAACCCACCTAATAAAGCAGGAAGGTTATTTTGAATACCTCTAAATCCAAATGGTAAATCCTGAACAACTAAAGCTAAATTAGTCCATTGCTGATTTGATTGTTTTAAAGAATTACCAGCTTTATTTATAGATGAAGTTGCGTTATTTAACGCCTTATCTGTATCTTCTACAAGCTTTTTAGTTTTATTTATCTTGCCATTAAAGATTTCAACATCTTTACCAAGAACTTTAGATAATGCATCGGACATTGCCTTTACACTCTTATTAAACTCGGTTACGTCTAAATCAATCTTAACTTTAATATTCTGATCAGCCATTTTGCTTTATTGGTTTTACGTTTTCGTATTTTTTTAGAACGTCTTGAAGTTCTTCAGGTGTCATTACCCTTTGCTTTACAAAGTTACGATTATCGCAGTCAAGTTCTAAAAGGTCAGTAGGCTTAACCTTCTTTTTAGTTTGCATATTAACAAGGACTGTTGTTTGCCACCTAATTTTAACCCATTCTTGCTCTTCTTTATGCCTGTAACCATACCAAACAAAGTCTAATTCAGCCATCGTCATATCCCAAAACAAATGGGGAAGCACTTGGCACTCCCCCATTGTATATCTTTCAATATCAATCCACTCTAATTTTTTTTTACTGCACCTTTAGTAGCTTTTTTTGTTTCTTCTAAACCACTACTTAAACTTTCAGTTAAAGACAATATTACTTCTTGAAACTTACTGCCACCAATACCTCCCATATCATCAATCCAGTCACAAGCATCTATATCTGTATAACTAGGTGTTATGCCTTGTTTATATAATGGATATTCTGCTGCTGATATAAGCAGGTTAGTAATAGCTTCAAGTGAATCATCTCCACTTAAAGCATCTCCTATTTCTGACGGTCCAATACCTTGTAATTTGCAAAATCTCTTTAAAGACCATGTGCAAAATTGCAATTGTATTCTATCGCCTGAAGTTAATTTCAGTTCGTAATGTCCTCTCATATTTTGGTGTTTTTGGTGTTATTATGCGTTGGTAGCCTGAGTTAATTGACCTTGTCCTGTAAAAGAAGCAGAATAAGTAACTGGAGATTCCATATCAGCAGTAATATCTAAGCTTTCTACAAATGCAGAACCAGACCAAATTAAGTCACCTACGATTGGAGTGCTACCGTTAACTGTTGTAAACTTAACTGTAACTACACCTCTACCGTTTAAAGCAGAGAAAATATCTCCTACTACATAGTTTGTACCTGTTGGCTCAACTGTTGTAAGACCATCTGTAGTTAAAGACCAAGAACGCAAACCTGCGATTTGATCAGCCCATCCGCCACTTGATTTAGTTGTTGCATCTGGTAAGTCAGCACTTACTGATAAAGAGCAAGATGTAGAGTGAGCTACAACTTCAGTTCCTACTAGAACTACTAGGTTTGTACCATTAAAAATTCCTGTTGTTGGCATTTTATTTTATTTTAATTTTTTATAATATTT